AACGATTTGATGAATGCCTTCGATTTTTGGAAAATTATCGAATATTCAAAAATTGTCAAAGGCAATGCTTTCGCCGAAATCATCCGAAACAAAACATCCGGTAAAATCGAAAGTCTTATATTTCGCTATGCCAGCGATGTTTCTATTTACATTCTCAACGAAAAATTATACTATAAATTCAAAGGCCGATGGATTGCTTCCGCCGATATGTTGCATTTCAAAGGATTTTCTTTTGATGGCATTGTCGGTGTAGGTGTGATCACCTTTGCCGCCAAGCAACTCGGGATTTCTATTGACAGCCAAAACTTTCAACAAGAAGTTTACCAGGACCGCGGCCTTGGATATGGTGTAATCGAATCTGATAGTCCAGTAAACAAGGAAAATAAGATGGCCATCGAAAATTCGTTTTCGTCAAAAATGGCTTCAAAGGACAAATTTAAGGTTCCACTACTTGATGCTGGACTAAAGTACAAATCCATAACCATCACGCCAGCTGAAGCGCAGTTTCTCGAAACCAATAAAAACGGCGTGCTCGAAGTTTGTCGATGGTTAAATATTGCACCGCATAAATTGAAAGAATTAGGTAATTCTAATTACTCTAACATTTATCAGCAGTCTATTGAACACGTTCAGGATTCGGTTTTACCATCTGTGGTGGCTAACGAACAGGAATTAAACAACAAACTTTTCGCAGCAAAAGAAGCTGGTCTTGTCTACACCAAATTCAATATTAATTCCTTACTGCGTGGTGATCTTGCCATGAAACAAGGTTATTATACCGCCATGGTGTATTCCGGAATTTACACCAGGAACGAAGTTCGTGCGCTCGAAGATATGAACCCAATCGAAGGTCTTAGCGAAATCTTACAGCCAGTCAATATGCAGGCTTTGTCGATGGCAAACCAACTTTTAAAAGAACAACAAAATGGAAATAGTACTAAATAAACCGGTGATTCGCGAAGCTTTGGTTCGCGCTTTGACTGACGAAAATAAAGAAAACCGCGAAGCCGAATTCGTTATTTCTAGCGAGGCAATCGATTCCTATGGCACCGTTTTCCGTGCCGATGGTTGGGATTTAGCGCGCTATAACGCAAACCCAATCGTATGCTTTCAGCACCGTTCCTCTTCAGATAATCCGGATATGATCCTGGGAACATCCACCGTTCGTTTAGAAGATAAACAACTCATCGCAACTGTACAATTCGAAGCCGCCGAAGATAATCCCTTGGCCGAAAAAGTATGGCGAAAAGTCAAAAACGGAACCCTGCGAATGGCATCGGTGGGCGCAAGCCCTACACGCGGCCATTTTGGAGTAAAAGAAGCCGGCGAAGATCCTGAAGTATTATATTTTGATGCTGCTGAACTCTACGAATGGTCTATAGTTTCTATGGGATCCAATCCCGAAGCTTTAAAACGTAACGATGAAAGCATGCAGGCTATTCGCGAAACAATCCTTAAAGAAATACCGGTAGCACCGGTCACAATAACACGTTCAACGCGTGCTGCTCAATTAATTATTAATTCAAATTCATTAAACAAATGAAAAAATCCGATTCTTTAAAAATCGAGCGTGCCACAAAGTTGGACGCTCAAAGATCACTGGTAAATGCAGCTAAAACTGCTAACCGCGAATTAAACGATGCTGAAAATACAGCATTTGATGGCTTACAAGCCGAAATCGAAGCACTAGATCTTAACATCACAAGATCAGAAAAATTTGAAGTAAACGAATTGGCTTTCGCTGCTGCAAATGCTGGAGCTGCTGCTTCAACTTCTGAAGAAAGAGAAGTGAAGAAAATCGAAAAAAGATTTTCAATCACAAGAGCTATTCGTTTAGCTACACCAGGACAAATCTTGGATGGTATCGAAAAAGAAGTTCACGAAATGGGAACTGCTGAAAACCGCGCGGCAGGTGTTACAGGTATCGAAGCTTCATTCGCTTTGCCACTTTCTTTTTTAAGAGCTACACAACAAACTGTTTCACAAGATTCAGCTGGCTTTGGTGGTGCTTTGGTTCAGAATTCTGCTCCACAAGTAGTTGACAATTTAAGACCTACGCTTTTCTTAGAATCGTTGGGTGCTAACTTTATCACTGGCTTAACTGGTGGTGATGTTCCGTTAATTGTAGCTTCAGACTTCGCAATGTCATTCCTTGCCGAAGGTGCTGCAATCACACCACAAAAGAAAGCCTATGCAGGTCCATCATTAACGCCTAAGCGTGCAGGTGGTGCTGTTGATATTTCAAACAGATTATTGTTACAATCATCTGTGGATGTAGAAGCTATGATCATGAAAGGATTAAGAAACGGTTTTGCAACCTTACTTGAAGGTGCTGCAATCAACGGTGGTGGTTCTGATGCTCCTACTGGTATCTTATCATACACAGGTATATTACAATCAACAACTGTGGCTTCTGCAGCTGCAACTTATGCTTTATGTCTTGAATTGCAAGCTTTGATCGAAGCGAATGATGCAACGGCTAATTCATTAGGATATTTGATGAATCCAAAATTGAAAGCATTCTTGAAGCAAGTGAAAAAAGATGCTGGATCAGGAATATTCGTTTTTGCAGATGGGCAATTAGATGGTGTAAATGCAGTATCTACTTCATTGGTACCGGCTTTAGCTTCAGGTGCAAACCAACCATTGATCTATGGCGATTTCTCTCAAATGACGATCGGACAATGGGGTGCTATCAACATCAAAGTAAATCCATATTCTGCTGATCTTTCAGACAGTATCCGTTTAACGTTAAACACGCACGCTGATATGCAAATTGCAAATCCTAAAGCGTTTGCTGTGTCTAAATTCTTGACTGCATAATAATGGCAAAAGTCAAAAATACAATCCCGGCAGAAATGCCGGGATTTATTAAAATAAAGGTTTTAAAATCGTTAGCCGGATTATTTTTATTACCGGAAAACGAAGGTGCAATTCTTGAACTTCCTGAAACACAAGCCAACGAAATCGTTGATGCTGGTTTTGGTGAATTCATAAAATAAAAAAACTATGATTACCGATATCAATTTTACTGCTGCTGATCACACCATTGTTTCTTTGGCGAAAGCCAAAAAGCAATTGCGCATCGAAGGTTCATTTATCGATGAAGATGATTTAATTGAATCCTATATAGAATCGGCTGTAATCGCATCCGAAAACTTTATTGGCGGGCACATCCAGCAAAAGGATATGGTGATCACCATGGATTACTTCGATTCACCAACAGAATTTGAAGCTTTCCCTTTACAAACAATTACGACTGTAAAATATTATCCGGCTGATGGTACTGAAGAAGTGATCATGCCTGATACTTTATATAAACTGACGAAGCTGAACGACAAAGTTTTTTCGCTTCGATTTACAACAGAAGCACCGGCAATCGCAGATCGATTTGATGCCGTGACCATCACTTTAGTTGTGGGCCATATGGTCGATAAAACACCAAAACCCATACAACAGGCGATTTTGTTGCAGCTGGCTGACATGTACGAACGACGCGAGGATCGTACCGAAGTTTATAGCACAACAGCGATGTCTTTACTTAGACCGTATAAAAAATATTAATGGAAAAAACACCTTTCATTGGCCAAATGGACCGCTTGATTTCAATCGTTGAATTGGTGAAAACCCGAAATTCAACTGGCGAAGAAGAAACAACCAATCGTGTTGTGGCGAATCCCTATGCGCAAATGAAAGACGTTTCAGGAAACGAAGATATCGAAGGTAAAGTAAGGCATTTAATAAATCGAACTTACATGATCCGATATAATGAAACCGTGAAAGCAAAAGCAAATGCTTTAGTAATTATTGACGATTCAAAGAAATATGATGTGTATCACATCAAAGAAATTGGCCGAAAAAAGTATTTAGAAATCTTAGTCAAAGATTACGAATAATGGATGGTTTAGGAATTCAGGTCCAAGGATTTGACGAACTCAAAAGAAAGATTGTTCTTTTAGGATCTGACAAAGATAAAAAGCGTGAAATGCTTTTGATTTTACGACAAATTGCAAAACCTACTTTAGCAACAGCAAAAATACTGGTTCCAATTTCAAAGAAAATACATAAAGTTCGTGGTGTCATGGTATCACCTGGAAACTTACAAAAATCTTTGGGATTTATTACCGGTAAAAGTAGTAATCCAACAGTGTATGTTGGTGCAAGGGCCAAAGGATCAAACAAAGGATGGTACGCGCATTTTGTTCATGATGGCATTAATATTTATAAAAAAGGCTATAAGCGCAAACGTACAAAAGGCGCAAATGCTGCTGGCGCAAAAAGCCGCACCGCTGGCAATCCTTTTCTATCCAATGCCTACAATGCAACAAAAGGACCTATAACCGCCGATGCCGAAAAAAGAATGGCAAATTTTATGCAAAGACGAATCAATAAATTATCAATATAATGTTCGAAATTTCTGAAAGCTTATATATTTTTTTAATGGCTCAAACCGAATTTACAGCGGTTATGGGCGCAAAGCTTTCGCCAATTGTAGCACTCACGGAAACCGTATTTCCTTTTGCCACTTATAAAATACAAGAACAAAACGCGAATTCGTTTGATGGTACCGCAGCGGATATACAATTGTTTTTTTGGCACGGACCAAAGGAATATAAGAAATGCGCACAATTCACCGATGCAATGAAAGCGGTGATCGATAGCAAAGAAAATTACCAATGGCAAAGTTCAGCGGTCGATTTTATCGAAGAAAATCAATCGTTTGTAGGAATAATAAATTTTAGTAGTAATCAATAAACAAAACAAAAATGGCATCAACAATTTACAAAGGTAAAAACCTTCGTTTTTCATTCAACGGAAAAACACTTTATCACGCAACTTCTTGTAAGTTGTCGTTATCAACAAAGTTGGAAGCAATTGCAACTAAGGATACAAACGGAACCGTTTCAACGCCTTCCAATTACGAATGGTCTTTAAGTGCTGATGCTCTTGTGGCAAACAAGCCGGCAGGATCTACAACACAAGATGGTTTCATAGACATCATTGCTTTGCAATTGGCTGGAACTGAAATCGAAGTAGAATTAACAACTGGCGAAGTGGGTGATTTCGTTTTGACCGGAAATGTATTCATCGAATCATCTGATATCACTGCTGAAACTGGTAACAGTGTAACTGGTTCATTCAGTTTCAAAGGAAACGGTGATTTAGTTAAAACTACGGCTGCGTAATGGCAATCATCACAATTAATAACAAAACTTTCAAGCTAAAATTTGGCTTGAAAGTTTTTCGGTTATTGGGCACCGCTTGGAACACTGCGACCTTAAACGCGACCATGGCACGATTTGTTTGTCTGCAAACACTGTCGGACGATTTATCCTTCGAACAATTGGATGTGATTACCGATCTGATTTTGGCAGCTATCCAGGCCAATGACGAAAACACCCAAACCATCACCCGCGATGAAATTGATGAAATGATTCTGTGCGACACACCTACTATGATGGATGTCATCGAAAAAGTATTGATAGGATTCACTAATTCTTTGCCCAAGAATGAGCCGGGAAAGTCTCAGGCCACAAAGAAAGTGGCAAAGAAATAAAGGACCGCAGTTGGGATGATCTCGAAGAACTCGCATTGGGTGAATTAGGCCTGACTGTCGATTATTTTTATAGCTTAACGCCGCGCCAATGGCACAATACCGAAAAAGGATATTACGCCAAAGAATTGATTTTAATGAAGGATCGCTGGATGCAAACCCGCAAAATAATGTGGGCCACACTTGCCGCCGATGTCAAAAATTTAAAAGAAAACGAACTGCTTTCTTTTCCCTGGGATACTGATGATGTGGTCGAATTTACCGATGAAGATCACCAGGAACTATTAGATGAAGTCGAAAAAGTAAAAGCTTTTTACGATCAGGTCGATGCCAAAAAAGCAACATATAAAACGGAAAAATGGAATTTGAAATAGTGTAAACTTCAAACCAAAACTAAATACGTACTATTATATTTTTATAATCTTAAAATACAAGTGCTGGGGAGTTCTTTATAAATAGTTTTTTTATTGTTAAATTAGGTGAAAAAATCCGGTGCTCACGCACTGGATTTTTTTTTTGCAAATCATTTACCCTACTGTATAATTAATTGCAAATAGTGTAAACTTCAAACCATTTAAAGCCAAGCGTAAAAGTATTTTTACATAATCTTAAACGCATTTCAATGGCTTCATTAGCGAGTATTAACGTAAAATTTACTGCTGATTTAAAAGGCTTTTCAACTGAAATGCAAACGGCTTTGCGCCAAGTCGAAAAAGCTGGAAAACAATTCCAGGCAATAGGACGCACAATGTCTACTTTCGTGACACTGCCTATTCTTGCCGCTGGTGCTGCTGCCATCAAATTCGCTAGTGATTACAACGAGTCCTTAAACAAAGTTGATGTTTCTTTTAAAGGATCATCTGCTGAAGTCAAAGATTTTGCAAAAACTTCCTTAGAATCATTTGGTATCGCCGAAGGTACCGCACTAAATATGGCTTCGGCCTATGGTGACATGGGAACCTCAATGGGATTGACCAACGGGCAGGCGGCTAAAATGTCAACATCCTTAGTAGGGTTAGCCGGTGATTTAGCTTCGTTTAAAAATATTTCGATCGACATTGCAAACACTGCCATTTCAGCGATTTTTACCGGTGAAACAGAAAGTTTAAAAAAGTTGGGAATCGTAATGACCGAAGTCAACTTGAAGCAATTTGCATTAAATTCCGGTATCAAAAAAAATTATGAGCAAATGTCACAGGCCGAAAAAGTGCAATTGCGATACAATTATATTTTATCAGTTACTAAAAATTCACAGGGCGATTTTATACGAACCCAGGGCGGTGCTGCAAACCAAATGCGAATATTCCAGGAATCATTAAAACAATTAGCGCAACAATTTGGTTCTATCGTTTTACCATTATTTACTTCGGTGATTAAAAGTTTAAACGGAATGGTCACTTCTTTTGGTAATTTATCCGAAGGCACAAAAACAACCATTATTGTTATCGCTGCCATTGCTGCTGCAATAGGTCCTTTATTGTCCGGGATAGGTGGATTATTAACTTTTATACCTACTTTGATCACAAAGTTTGCTGCTTTAAATACGGTAATTATAGCAAATCCATATGCAGCTGCTGCCCTGGCAATTATCGCTATAGGCACGGCTATTTATGCATTTTCGCAAAAATCAAAAGAAGCTGTTAGCGGTCAAACCCAGTTAAATGATGCATTAAAAAAAGGAAATGAACTGGCTACTGGTGAGGTTGCTTCCTTAGATAAATTATATCAATCAGCTACTAATGTTAAACTATCAACTGACGAACGTAAAAAGGCGGTCGATCAATTGCAAGCTTTATATCCGGCCTACTTTAAAAATATCGATGATGAAGCGATTAAAAACGGCACCGCAAAAAAATCTTATGATGATTTGCGCGATGCTATATTTAATAAATCGCGTGCCGCTGCTATTGATGGCCAATTGCAAAAAAATGCAAATGATAGAATTGCAAAGGAATTAAAACTTCGCGAAAATATTACAGCCACTGAAGCTGAAATTTTACGTTTACGAAACGGATCAAACGAAATTGTATTGCAAGAGGCAAATGCTGGCGAAAGAACGGCTCGTGTTACAATTAGCAAAAGCAATGCAATTAGTGCACAAACTCGTTTACTAGCAATTCAAAATGCGGACCTGACAAAATTCAACAATGATGCATTAAAACAAGATAATGTCTTGTTAAACGCAAAACAGGAATACAACGCTAAAACCGGAAAATTAAAAGAAAACGAAATCATTCTTAACGGCGCGGTGGCTGGATCTGTTGCTGGTATAGGCAAAGAAGTCAAAAAGCTAAAAAACGAAAACATAAAGCCGATTGAAATTGTTATCAATACAAGTTCAGTTCAGGGAAGTAAAGGATCTTATGAAGAAAAAATTGCTGAATTAAGAAATTTTGCTGATAATGTTGCCACCACTGCGGACCAGGTTAAACTGGCTGAAGATAGAATTAAAGCATTAGACTTTGCAAAAGCGTTGAAATTCGATCCATCATCATTGTTTTTTGGTGCTGGCGGTTTTACCAAACTGCTGGAAGAAATGCAAGCAAAAGTCGCTGGATATAAGTCGGTTTCCGGTGAAATTAAAACTATTTTTTATGATTTATCTGCTGAAATTAGTACTGCTGTCGAACAGCTTGCTGAAAATGCAGCGGTTGGTTTTGGTGAAGCCATTGGCGGTGTAATTGCCGGAACGCAAAGCTTAGGTTCTTTATTTTCGGGTATGCTCGGTTTAGTGGCAAATTTCATGAAAGACCTGGGAAAACAATTAATTGCGATAGGTATTGCTCGAATTGCTTTTGATAAATTAAAGTTTTCAGGTATAGGTGCTGTTGTGGCCGGTATTGCTTTAGTGGCTTTATCAACCGTGATTTCTTCCAAATTCGAAAACGCTGGCCGTTTTGAAAGCGGTGGTGTTGTAGGTGGATCATCCTTTTATGGTGACAAAATATTAGCCCGGGTAAATTCCGGCGAATTGATCCTGAACCAAAAACAACAAGCCAATCTTTATGGCTCCATGAATACAACCGAAAGCGGTTTTGTTTCCTCGACAAAAATTCAAGGATCAGATTTATTAGTAATCATCGAACGTGCCAACGCTCGTAAAAACCGCATAGGATAATGAGTTACTATATAGACATCATCAACACCACTTCGCCATTGACGCAAGTCGTGGTCGAAAATGCTTCGGCTTCAGGAATCGTCCTGAACTGGAACGGTGGTGATGCAAAGGATACTTTATCAATTGTGACTTCAGAATTCAATTTCGACATGTTAACCACCACTGCTGATGATGCGGCCTTTATTGGATTCTTTACCGGTGATGAGCGTAAATATAAAGTACAGGTAAAAAATAGTGTTGATGATGCTGTTGTTTGGCAAGGTTATATTTTGCCGGACCTGTATTCTGAACCATACAAAAATGGCTGCTTCTTTGTGTCCTTTACCGCTAGCGATGGACTAGGCCGCTTGAAAGGAAAATATTTGCCTGATGAATACTACATCCGCGAAAAATCCTTGATTGATATTTATAGTCAAATCTTAATTCTTACCGGCTTAAACTTAAATTTATATTTCAATCCGGCCATCGAAAACTTTGAGAACAAAGACTGGAACACGATCTACATCAACACCGAAAATTTTATCGATAGCAAAAATAAAAAAGATGCCTATTCGATTTTAGAAACGCTTTTGCAAGACACACTTTGCGTGTGTTATCAGGCGGACAATCGCTGGAATATTGAAGGAATCAATCAAAGAAACGTTCGTCAGGCGAACTATAAAGTGTATGATCCAGCCGGTGTTTTTATCGAAAATGTGACCTATAATCGTTTATTGAAAAATATCATGGCTTTGCAAACGCCTACGGTGACGATCATACCGCCTTACAATGAAATTATTGTTAAACATAAGAAAGTAGCACCTGAACTACTTAAAACAATCAGTAAAGAAGAAAACACCGGTTGGGTAATTGTTACTGGTGTAAAAGGCGAAATCCACGCGAGTTCCTGGATGTCAAACGGCGGTTTTTATGCTAAATGTTTGGCACCCGATTATTATTGTACTTTTTACAATAAAAGCTACATTTTAGGAACGCCATCAAGTACTAATTACAATCAAGATAATACGCAATACATTTCGTTGCGCGAAAAAATATTTATTGCAAACAATCAAAAAGTAAAATTTGAATTCAAATTTAAAATAAAAAAGCCGGCTTTCATTACCGATAATCCAATTGACATGTTGCTGTGGAAAAATCCTTTCAAATATGAAGTGATTTTTAATAATACCGTGATTTATTCTAATTTTAAAAATACCGTTTCAGATAATGAAAATTTGATTTTTAATGATGCCGGCGAAGCTGAAATTGGAATAGAACATATTTTTTTAATAGAAGGATTATTAGATCTTCGCTTTTACGGACCAACCGGAATAACCAGCGTAAATCGTATTGAAGGCATACTGATCGATACGGCAACTTTGACCGTAATTTCATTTAAAGAAGAAGAAAAAATTACCGATTTAATTTCGGGTGAATTTAGTATTGATAAAGAAGTAGAATTAACTTTTTCTGATGATAAATCCGGCGTTTCACAAGGATTTCGTTTGAAAAAACTTAAAGAACAAACTACGTTTTTTAACGAAATTCAGGTGCCTATTTTATACGCTTTTGTTTTAAAGGGTAAATATTATGCAGTGGTGCAGCTTGAAGGGGCAAATCTTGTATCTGAAAATCAATATTCTGTATATTTTAATACTATTGCCGTAAATGTTCTAAATGTTTTTTACAATTTTAATAATGGCGAACAAATGGTGGTTGAAACCGCGATTCGTTATACTTCGGGAAATTTTGTCGTAAAAAAATACGCTGTTGATGATGTTGTTTCATCACGTAATCATTGGATCCAATGGACTGATGCTATTTATAAAATTGAAAACAGTTCCTACAGCCAGGTGGTGGCTAATATTTACCGTAGGATTTTTAATCAGGCGGTTGAAAAAATAGATCTAACGGCCCTGGATGCTGTAAAATTCAATGATATTATTTTATTTAAATACGTGTACGAAAAAGATTTTTACGTGCTCAATTGCTCCTGGAATTTAGACGAAAATAAATCGACCTTAACATTGGGTCGATCACATTATAAAGATGCTGCTTCAACTACACTAGGAGATGACAATATTCCGCCGATAGTTTTAGCCGGGAATGATATTTTTCTTGCCGAAGGGGTTACTACAGCATCGCTTACAGCCACTGCATATGATCCTGATGGCTATATCTTTTTGCAAAAATGGAGCAAAGTTGTAGGTAATGCAGGTGATATCATTACAACAAATTCAAGTCTATCGACCACAATAACAAATCTTACTTCAGATTTTTATACGTACCAAATTAAAGTTACAGACAGCAAAGGAGCAACTGCAACTGACACGATTAATTTAATTAGGATCAAAAATTATACGGTGACTTTAAATTTAATTTCAGAAACAACAACACAGGTTGTTAATGCGGTAGGTAAAAAAAGTAAAAAATACCAATTACTGCTTTCGCCTAGTATTTTGGCCACAGATTCAGTGGCTTTATATGGTGTGTTTGAAGGATTAGTAAACATGGCGGGATCAAAATTTAGCAGTTATTCATCTGCTGGATATGTGATCGAAAAAAATGGGGTAGTTATAGAAAGCTCCAACAGGTTAGGAAATTCGCAAAATATACTTTTATCCTTAAATTATATTGCTTCAGATATTATTTATATCACTTTAAATGCAACAGGTGCAGTGGGTACCGGTGGAGTAAATGATTATAGTTTTGTAAAAAGTAAGATTAAATTAAACACGGTTTTAGTTACTAATGGAAATCTAAATATTATAGGATTACCGCTTGAACAGGAATCGTATATGGCAACAACGTAATATTATGCAAACAGATATAAAACGAATAGCCGTAGGGAACAGTAAGTTTCCGCCTATAACAGCATCAAAAATAACACCTCCAGCATTTGATTTCACATTTGATAGCGTAGAAGTAACATTTGATTCAACAGAAAATACATTTGATCAAAAATAAATAAATTAGTATGATACAAACACTAAATTTAGGCAGCACGCCAAATGATAAAACAGGAACAACAGCTCGAGAAGCTGGATTGATTTTAAATAATAATTTTAGTTATATAGAAAATGCAATTAAAGCGCAATTAGTTTACAGTACCATTATAAATGACGTGACTAGTTCATCAACCGTACCGGCTACAGGCAATATTCATGCGATAGGTGTTGGTCCGGGCACTTACGTTAACTGGGGCGGAATGGTTATTCCTGCGAACAATATTGGAACACTTCAAAGAGTTGGAACTGTTTATTCTGTTAGTTTGACAAATATTGATATTTCAGGCAAATTAAATATTTCGGATGTTGTTAATACTTTAAATTCTACCGAAACCGCAAAGCCATTAAGCGCTGCGCAAGGTAAAGTTTTAAATGAAAAAAACATTAAAATTGAAACTTGGACGGCTAAAACCTACTTATTAGGTGACCAGGTCAATTATTTAGGTAAAGACTGGATCTCTAATGCAGCGATTATCGCTACAGATGTTCCCGGTACCAGCGCAAAATGGGTGGACATGTTAAGCGCAAAATTAGATGTTTCAAGTGTTGTCAATTCTTTAACTTCTACAGATGCCACAAAGCCATTAAGCGCCGCGCAAGGTAAAATTTTAAGCGAAAAATCCAGTAAAACAGAAACATGGACGGCAAAAACATACTTATCAGGAGACCAATCAAATTATCTAGGTAAAGATTGGGTTGCTAGTCAAAATACTTTAGTAACAGATATTCCGGGAACTTCTGCAAAATGGCAGGATAGATTAAGTGGGTACGCCGGATTAGATGTCCTTAAAACTGGGTATCAAGAAAACGCAAAATTAATAACAAATTTTAGAATATTACCTACTGGAGCCACATCGTCAAGCTCTTTGTGGAGGATGGCAACAATTAGTGTTAATCCTGGAGATGTGTTTACATATTATGGTGATGCTTATGATATAAGCGGAACTTCCATTTCCGTTGGAGGTTATGATTCAAATGGAGTATTTATTAGTGCTCTTTTAACTGGTATATATTCAGATAGCGGAGTTTCATTTACTGTTCCTGCAGGTGTAGCTATTGTAAAAGCTTGTTCATTATTATCATCACTACCTTTATCTATTAGAAAAGAAACGAATACAGAAATTGGATTAAATACAATACCAACATTAACACCATTACTTAAATATTATAACGATATTATTAGAAATGGGTATGAAGAAATATCATTGACAATTAGTGACCGATATATAAAATCAGACGGCACTTTTGTTGTAGCCACTACTTGGTCTATGAGTCAAGTTCTTAACGTAGTTGCAGGAGAAAAATATATTTATTATGGAAATGCAAGTACTAGTAATATTGCAGTTGCCGTAGTTGCTTATGATTCAAATAACGTGACACTTAACTCAGTTTTATTAGGATCAGTCAATTCAACAAATGGAACTGAGTTTACTATTCCAGTTGGAGTTAAAAAAATAAGAGTTTGTTCAAATGATAATACAGTTTTAAAACTTAGAAAAGTAACTTTATTAGTTAAAATATCTGCTATTGAAAACATAATATCTACTATTGCAACAACGGTAGATACAAATCTTGCACCAATTAGAAACGGATTTGAAAGTCCAGCATTGAATACTATAAGCTATTATTTGAAAAATGATGGAACTACAAGTGGTGGGTCGACTTGGTTGACTAGTGGATTTATAAGCGTTGTTGTTGGTGATGTTTACAAATATGTAGGAACAACAGAGATATCTAATGTTGCTACTGCTGCGGCTGTCATTGGTTACAACTCATCTAATGTATTTGTATCTGTTATTCTTTTTAAGGAAAACACCGCTTTTGGAGTTGAGTTTACTATTCCAGCGGGTGTATCTAATATTAGAGTATCTTCTCATACGAGTATAGCGCTACAGTTACAAAAAGTAATTCCTCTTATACAACAAACTGGAGTTTCAGGTCTTGTAGCGCTAAAATCTGCAGTTGATACTTTAGCGGCAAATATCCCTCCTGGAGGACCTATTCTTACAAATAAAAGTTGGACTTCAATAGGTGACAGTATCACTTGGCAAGATGGTCTTGTTTATGCCAGCACAACAAATGTGGCTCGTGGTTATCAAACTTTAGTTAAAGAAAAGTTCATATTTACATCATTCTTAAATAGAGGCTGGTCAGGTTACCCATTAAGTCAATCAGGAAGTAATAACTCTATATTAAGTACACTAACAGCTTTAGGTTCGTTTGATATATATACATTATTAGTAGGTACCAATGACTTTAAATTAAATATTCCTTTAGGAACTACATCAGATTATTTAAATAATACTGGGGGAACAACATTTTTTGGAGCATTAAGACTTACTATTGATTCACTTTATTCAAAAAACAATAATTGTGAAATTATTTTTCTAACGCCTTTAAGAAGAAATAATGACAATTACACTTCTTTTTCAACTAATACAGCTAGTCATAAATTAGAAGATTATTGTAATGCAATTAGATATGCGTGCGAGCGAGAAGCTTTAAAATTAATTGATTTATATAACTATTCAGGTATTACCGAAAAAAATCTAACTATAAAAACTAAGGATGGTCTGCATCCTAATGATGATGGATATAAGCTTATAAGTAAACCAATAATTCAAGTTTTTAAAGAGCTTTTTTCAGCATAAACATATAACACAATAAAATTATAATTCAATGATACCATTCCTTCTTGAAAACTGGCAGCTACTATTGACCTCAATATCAATTCCTATTGCTTGGATATTTGGCGGGAAACAAAAGGCAAACGTTAGCCTAAAAAAAGAAAATGCAGATGCTACAGTGACCATACAAGGGATGTATGAAACGTTCGCGCTTCAATACAAACAACAGTACGAAGCAGTTTTATTAGATGTACAAGGATTGCGCCAAGAAGTTCTCGAATTGAATGTTAGAAATGGAGTTATAACGCAAGCTTCAGAGAATTGGGAAAAGAAATTTAATGATCTGCAAAAAGAACATGACGCTTTAAAATTGGCTTTCGATACACTAAAAAAATCAATAAAGTAATGAATTTGAACGAAAAATATAAGACACTTTTTGATTCATATTATGTGAACACTGATTTGCGTATAGCGCACTTTATGGCCCAAATCGAACACGAAAGCGGATTGAAACCCATTGCCGAAAATTTCAATTATAGTGCCAAAGCTTTAGGAACAACTTTTAAAAAATACTTTCCTATACCGACAATGGCCAATAGATACGCAAACAAACCGGTTCAAATTGCCAATATTGTTTATTCCATGCGGATGGGAAATGGCAATAATGAAAGCGGCGATGGCTGGAAATATCGAGGTCGTGGCTTTATTCAAATAACTGGCAAAGACAATTATTTACTATTATCAAAAGATGCTCGATTAGATTGTTTTGCAAATCCTGATCTGTTGTTAAATGAAGCAAATGCGATGATTTCGGCATTGTGGTTTTGGAATAAAAATAAATTAAACGCTTTAGCTGATGCCGATAATATCACAAGCATTACTCTTAAAATTAACGGCGGAAGTAATGGCTTGGCAGATCGAAAAGAATGCTTATTAAAATGGAAATCAATACTAAATAATTAATCCAATGACCACATACAATTTCCCAAACCACCGAAAAGGCGACACCTTTAGAGCGCGACAAATCGATTTCGCTTTCGATATTACAGATGCCATCATCAAAATGCAGTTTAGGTTGCCTGGAGCTTCTAGCCTAGCATTCGAGTGGAGCACGGTGGACGATAGCTTTCTCGTGACCGATGCAACAGCTGGCTTGGTTATTATGTCCAAAAAAATTTTAGATTTTAAACCGGCTGTTTATGTTTACGATTTACAAATCACGGATAGCACCGGCGATGTCACCACCTACTTTGAAGGATCTATTTTAATCACACAAGACCAAACCACATGATCACAATCACTGAAATTATTGAGGATGTAAATATAGATATCACCGAAAACATATCACCGGTTACGATTGAAATCGCGGAGTTTGGTGTTCAGGGTCAAAAAGGCGATACCGGAATCCAAGGAATACAAGGTTTAGCTGGAGTAAAAGGTGATACTGGAAGCCAAGGTTTGCCTGGGGTAAAAGGAGATACCGGAAGCCAAGGAATCCAAGGAATACAAGGCTTAGCTGGAGTAAAAGGTGATACTGGAAGCCAAGGTTTGCCTGGAGTTAAGGGAGATACCGGAAGCCAAGGAATCCAAGGAATACAAGGTTTAGCTGGAGTAAAAGGTGATACTGGAAGCCAAGGAATCCAAGGCATTCAAGGCGCTTCTGGCACAAACACTATAATAAATGCCTTTCCAAATTCGACAGTGACAGGAACGGTAGCAGAAACACTTTTGTCAACATTTGAAATTCCTTCAAATGCTTTTCCAAGTAGTTGTATGCCAAATTTTAAAATAAGAATGAGTAAAACTGGAGATTCCTCGCAGTCAACTGTTAGGTTAAGATTTAATATTACAAATAACTTTGCAACTTCAACTCTCTTATCTTCTTATTTAGCAATTACGGCAACAGATGCTTATATTATGGTTAGAAATCCAGTTATTAATTCAGGTACAATTAGATTGGCATCTGCTACAGTTAGTGTCCAATCTGACGAATCTGTTGCAAGTGCTGATGAAGTTAATGTCGCTTTTAACACATCGGCAATTATTTATTTATTTATTTCAGCACAACAATCAAGTTTAGGAGATTCAACCACTTTACGAGCATTTAAAGTAACAAATTAATATGATACATACAATATTAAATACAGAAGGGAAAGAATTATACGCAACTATTGAAGATCCTATCTTAAATGAAGGCGAGATCGCTATTGAAGAAGTACGAAAGGAAGAAATGGAAAACCCATATTTCAACTTTGAAACAAGGACTTTCTATAATAAAATATTGTAATATGGAAATTATAAAATCTTTGTTTTACGATTACTGGAAAAATATTGTGATTGCAATACTACTTCTTTTGCTGCTGTGCTCTTGTGATATTCAGAAAGAAGCGATTAAAACAAAAGTCGATACTGACTACAAAGAAAATATTGAAACCAAAACCTTTCGCAAAGGCGATACGGTGCGCTACGAAATTCCGAATGTGATCTATAAAGACACGACCATTTATCGTACAAATCGCCAGGGAACCACGATAAAAACTGTATATGCTTCTAATGGTGCCATTGCATCAATTGATTGTTTTGCCTCCGCAATCGAAGAAATAAAAAAAGAAAACCGCGAGTTTAAACAATCAATTAAAGATAAAGAATCCACCAAAACAGAAAATTTCGATAGTAGTTTTATCCTGTATATCATGGGCGGTGTGGTTTTGATTTTTTCTTTGGCTTTGTTTTTATTGTATTTGTACGTTAAAAAAAATACCGTATTGTAAGTTGATTTTTAAGTAAAAAATAGTAGTTATGATTTCAAAATGGTCCGTTTATGATGTAGAAATCAAAGAAATTTACGCTGCTGATTCAGCTACAAATTGCACTTTGGCAGCAAAGAAAATTTTTAAAAAGCATAATATCGATTTCAATTATGCATTAACAGAAAATTTTGCGCGCTATATCAATCGAAAAAAAGCGCGTTTGATCATTACGGACCAGGAACCGAAAACCAATGATCCTGATTTGCAAAATACAACCAGCACCGATACCAATCAGTATTTTGGTCACAAAGGATTTACAGCCATTTCGCCATCCGGCGGGATTATGGATATTGAAAAATATTGCCAGTTTTACCAATTGGATTTCGACAAAGTAAAATCATTTAAACTAGTGTCACACACTGGCACGCCATATTATAACATTGCTTTCTTTGAATCTGAACCGGATAAAGAATTGATTGAAATTGATTTCACTTCCATTTTTAAAGATAAAATCAAGGCGATAAAAGTGAAGGCTACGGCCAAAACTGAATTTTCAGCTGCATTTGATCGTTTGGCATATGCTGATGTGCATGTTGGAATGAATGTCAATCCGGATGGATTCACACTTTATCCAGGCGAATGGAATGAAGCTGAATTAAATAAACGTTTAAAGGACATGGTCACTTGGACCGTGAATCATCAGAATTCGAACCGTTTATTGATCCACGAACTGGGTGATTTTATGGATGGCTATAATGCTGAAACCGTTCGTGGTGGTCATTCCTTGCCACAAAATATGGACAATCAAACCGCTTTTGATGTAGGACTTCGTTTTAAAATAAAATTAATCGAAAGTTTATTGCCGTACTATTCGAGAATCGAATGTGTAAATATATGTGATGACAATCACGCTGGGAGTTTTGGATATATCGTAAATTCGGCTTTTAAAACGTATATTGAATATAAGTATCCGGACAATGTGATGATCACTAATCAACGAAAATTTATTGATCATTACTTTGAAGCTCCAAATAATTATTTTATTTTAACGCATGGTAAGGATGGAAAAAACCTTAAATTTGGATTTAAACCGGTGCTGGATGATAAACAAGTCAATAAAATAAATGAATACATTGACGAATTTATTGGCTATAAAAAAGGAATGAAAATTGAATTTGGTAAAGGCGATTCGCATCAATACATTTTTGATAGTTCCACCAGCACCCGATTTTTATACCAAAACTTTCCGGCCTTTTCGCCACCATCCAATTGGGTAAAAACCAATTTTAAAAACAGCATTAGTGGTTTTGTAGTATTTAATTATTATAAAGATGGGCAAAAAAGTGATCATCCTTTTATCTTTAAAATGTAGGATTTGCATATAAATTGCATATAAAAATATCACTACCTTTGTTAAGTATTGGTTTTATTGACATTACAAGGTTTAGCCTTGTGCCTTCTAAGCAGGCGGTCGAAGGTTCGAATCCTTCTGCCTTCACACCCAAACCCACTGAATTCAGTGGGTTTTTTTATGCCCTTATATTTTTAATTTGTATATTTGTTCCACATTTTGCCACTTTTTTGCACTGTTTTGCATATTTTTTGCATATTGAAATTTAAAAGATATAGGATATGAAAATAGAAATACGTTTAATGACACTTGAAAAAAAAATTGCCGATTCATATCCTTTGGCTATTATTATTTCGCACCTTGGAAAGCGAAAAAGAAAAAACATTTGTTATTGTAAAGAAAATTATTTTCACGAAGCTGCGAAAATGGTTTCTGAAAAACATCCTGATTTTGATTTATTGGCTTCCATTATCATGAATTTGAAATTGCGAGCCCGGCAAATTGTTTTAAGTGGCGAAACCGATGTGGAAAAAGCGTATAATTTGCTTTTTGCTGATGACAATGAAAAAGTGCTGTTTTTGGATGTTGCCAATAAATTGGTCCAGGATATGAAAGTGATCGCTGCTAATTTGGGTAAAGCAAATGAACTTCAAGCGCAAAATAAATTAATAGGTAATTACAAAATTTATGAAAATGTGATTTCGCAATTTTCGGTATTTGGAAAAAATGTGGGATTGGCTGATCTTGACTATGATGTTTTAATCCGATTTAAAAATTATCAAACCGGAATTGGAAACAGTAAAAGCACGGTGCATTTATACCTTCGAACTTTAAGAAGTATTTACAATAAAGGAATCGCTGTGCATAAGTTGGAAGATAAAAAGCCATTCGCAAAGGTTTTTGACGGCTTAAAACAGCGATCTTTTGATAATAAAAAGAAGTACCTAAATAAAGATTTATTGTGGCAGCTGGAACATTTAGATCTGCAATCGGCTAAACAAAAATATGTGGATTTATTTTTACTGCAATTCTATTTTGGCGGCTGTGATTTAGTGGATTTATATTATTTAAGAAATAAGCAAATTCGGCGTGGCCGGGTGATTTTTGAACGGACCAAAACCGACACTGGCATTCGTATTGATTTGAAAATTCATCCTAAAGCTTTAATATTATTAAAGAAATATACCACAGCTGGCGAATGGGTTTTTCCTTGGGAAAAGGATCGTGAATCTTATGAGAACTTTCGCCGTACCTACCAGCGCGGTTTGATTTATGTGCAGCAAAAGCATGAAATCGAAGTGCTTCCTGATGGTGGCTATATGGGGGTAAAAGTGGCGCGACATACTTTTGCCAACATTGCTAAAGGATTGATGATCGAACCGGATGTGATCCGCGAATTGATGGGCCACGAACGTGATGATGTCGATAACTATTATAAAGACAAATATCCCGAACTAATCCGGGATACTGCTTTATTTGAAATTATAAGTTACTTTAAATGTGTGAAGTGATTACCAGTTATCTTTAACAGCTGTAGTTAAATTTCGCTCAAATTTTTCTAAAAAATATTTATGATTATAAATCATACCAGTATTTGCTAGATTGTTTGTGGTAAATAATGTTTGCTTTTTCTTTGTGATATATTCTTGTAAATATCCGGATGATTGGGCGATACCGTTTATTTTATTATCGATAAATATGTCTTTGATAGTTACTCTGTATTTTTCGTCTTTAAAATCAATTACAACTACATATTTGAAATAATCTTGAATGTATAGTATTGATCCCATAGTAGTGCCGCCATATTTTCTGAAATCAACTTTGTCATCTACAACGTTAAAAATTATATTATTATCAATGATTTGAAAATCGTTTTTTTGAAAATTGACTAGTACCTCTTTTTCGAAATATTTAATTAATTGATCTGTATTGCTTCCAGGAACTGCATAAACATGCTGCCAATACACTTTAGCGTTTTCTAAATAAAAATCTGTTTCGGGATGTTTTATCTGTGAAAAAACTGAAACACTAACTAAAAATAAAAGTATTATCTTCTTCATAGTATAGGATCGTTTTCTTTTTCTTTTCGGGCCTTCTGAATGATATTGATTTGAATTTTTAAAAGCCGGATGATTTCATTTTGATGGTCAAATTCTGCGCTATTTTCACTTAGAAGTGCGCAGATGTTTTTATGTTCACGAATTCTTTCTTCGATCTGATTTATTTTTTGTTCAAATCCTGTGTAGTTTATTTCTTCATCTTCGCTTATTATAGTTCCTGTTTCAACAGTATTATTACTTAAAATTTCACGTAATAGTGCTTTTTTTGAAAGAGGTATTACTTCTCCGTTTTCATAATTAGAGACCGTTTTTACGGATACACCCAATTTTTGAGCCAATTCAGCTTGTTTTAAACCCATTTGTTTCCTTTTCATTTTTATTTCTAAAGCGTTCATCTGTTGGTTTTTAAGGTTAAACTACATATTTTTTAATAAAAAATAAGAAATATTACATTTTTTATTAGGTTATTAAAAGTAATATTACATATATTTGATACATAATAATACACATAATAATTACAAATATATAAAAATTATGCCAATAGAGGAAAAAACTTTGTTAAAACAACGTGATTTTAAAACGCTTAGACGAATTGAAACTGCGCAAAAATCTTCGAACGTGCTTCGCGGTTTTTTTGATAAAGGTTTTAAAAGCTTCGATGCATTAAAATCAATCGTCCTGAATTATTATCCTGAAATATCTGAATCGCGGCTTTGGGATTTTTGGCACTTTCGCATTGTCGATGAAGCAATTAGTGATTCTTTGATTGACGTTTTTGAAAAATTAAAAGCAGAATAAAATGAAAAAAGTTATTCAAGAAATTGTTTTTTGGTTTAAAAATTTGTTTGCCAAAAAGAAACCGGTAAGTAATAACCGTATTATTTTTAAAAAACGCGTGATGAAAGGTCTTCAGGTTTGGGAAGCTGATTTAATAACTGGCGATGTGGTCCAGGCTCAAATGGAAATCACCATCAGTTTTGATGAAGCTGGCCACGAAAGAAAGAATCGAAAAGTATTGATTCGCGAAAATTGCATTTATGAATATGCTATAAATGGTGAAAATGCCGTGCGAAAATTAGAAAAGCGAATTGCGAACATTTTAAAACCGGCCCAATGAAACCAGGAACCTTAATTGATGCCCATGAATTTATGGAAACTTTGATTGCCAAAGGATTGATGATTGTATCTGTAAAAGAATTTGAAGCTGGTAAGCAAATAGAACGGAATCGAATGATGCGCAAAAAAGCTTTGACTTTGACTGAAATTGTGCGCATGAGATTGCTTCCGGTTAAAACTTCAAAAGGGGTAAATGATTGGATTTTGAACGGCAAAATTAAAACCGGCGAATGGTACCAGGAATCAAAAGGTTATAAAAGGATCATGATATTGACTGCTGCTATAAAAAGACTTGGTTATGTTGAATAATCCATTAATTGAAACGACTACAGCGATCAAAGACATTTTAGTTATTGATGGCGAAATCATCAAGTGTGAAGGTGAAAAGCTGTGCTTTCCTGAAGCAGTTTTTGACATGATAGAGCAATGCAAGCTGTGCAAAAAATGGATTTAGATATACTATTGATTTTGATAAAATGTTTATTAATCAAAATCGTAAAAAAAAAAAAATAAACTTAAAAAATAGAAATTATGATAAATGTAATTCATGCGCTTTTTGCGATTTTATTCACCAGTGTGATCTTAGTTTTTGTGCTGAATGTGATTAAGTTTTTTCATGCTGTTTTTTTTAATGATTTGAAATCGAATAATAAAAAATGACAATATGAAAACATCCACTTTCGATCTCATAAAAATGCAAGCCATTGATTTGGCCGTTTGTAAGGAATTTGAATGCCGTATTTGCGATTTGGTTAGTGTCAAGGATACGTTTCAAAAGAAAGTGGTTGTTTTTATATTGATGCATTATGGATTTGATAAAAGAATTATTGGTCAGCGATACCAAATCAGTTATTTATATGTGCCCACGGTCGTGGCTGAAACCGAATACATGATGAAAGTGGTTCCTGGCTTCAAAGAAAAAATAAATAGAATTTTAAAAACATTAGATTATGGCACGACAGTTTTGGACCGTAGAGGATTTGGAAAATTTGAATACATATTATCCTGATAACCGCACTTCGGATTTATTACACCTGTTTCCTGGTCGAAGTATAATTGCTATCAATTCAGCAGCTTCAGTTTATGGCCTCTACAAAAGCGAAATATTTCATGCGAAAGGCTTGGGTGGCCGTATTGGGATAGGATCAAGAATTGGCGTTGGAACGGAATTTAAAAAAGGATTTACTCCGTTTAATAAAGGTCGAAAGCAAATAGAATACATGTGCGCTCAGAATATTTTGAACGCGAAAAAAGGCTGTTTCAAAAAGGGTGATACACCGCACAATCGGCTTCCAATCGGTTCTGAACGCATATCAAAAGATGGTTATGTCGAAGTGAAAGTACATGATGGTAAGTATAACGCGAACTATGAATTTAAACACCGGGTGCTATGGCAAGAGCACAACGGACCTATTCCGAAAGGAATGATGGTGATCATTAAATCAGATGATCGGCAAAACTTTATCATTAATGATCTTGAATTAATTACCCAACGTGAGCATGTGATGAGAAATGGCCGTTCAGATAAGGCAATTATAAAGAAATTTTTTGGAATAAAAGACCCAGCAGAGATTGAAAAAATAATTGCTGAAGTGCCCGGAATCATAGAATTAAAACGAACTAATTTAAAAGTTAACTCCCAATTAAATAAATAATTATGAACACAATTAAAAAAGAACCAATGACAATAAGTGCTCAAGTTCACGCAGCGGTAAACGAAGTTTACAAAACAAATGATTTATCAATCTTTAAAAGTATTGGAGGAAATAGAGTTCCAAATCCGCAACACGTAAAAAGATTAAAAAGATCAATTATTGAAAATGGAATGTTATGCAATCCTATTTTAGTAAATGAAAGAATGGAAGTCATTGATGGGCAGCATAGATTGCTAGCATCAAAAGAGGCACAATCACATATTTTCTATATTGTATTGAAAAACTACTCATTAAAAGAAGTTCATACTTTAAATCTTAATCAAAAGAACTGGACTAAAAAGGATTTTATGGATGGTTATGCTGACATGGGCTTAGATTCATATAAAAAACTTAGATTTTTTACAGAAAAACATGAGGATTTTACTTTTGGAGATTGTATTGCAATGTGTAGTAATATCACAGGAAGTTCAGGACTTGATGCGTCTCAAAAAAATAGAATTGCAAAAAGTGGTGACTCAATCAATGTAACTGAAGTTTTTGTAGATGGAACTTGGAGAGGTAAAGATTTTGATTTAGCTAATGAATGGGCAGAAAAATTAAGACTAATAAAGCCATATTATGCTGGATATAATAAAACCACTTTTGTAGGTACTATGTTAGGTTTATTTACTAATACTATTTTTGATTATAGCGAGTTTATGCACAAAGTTAGGCTACAACCTAAAGCATTAGTTGATTGTGCTAATAGAGAACAGCAGCGGTTACTTATTGAGGAAATTTACAACTACAGAAGTAGAAATAAGGTGAATTTAAGATACTAATTTTAAGGTAAAGTCAAATAAAGATGAAAAAAATACTCGAAGATTTTGCAGATGCAAGCTTTGCATTTGAAGGTAAAAAGTACAAAGTAGTTAAGGCGAAAATCATTAATAATATCGCCGTTATTCAAACGGACCGGGTGACGTTCTCGAAAACAGCATCGGAGCTGCAATCGTTTTATAATGAAGTAGAATTTATCGCCGCTGAAGCTGATGTTGTTGTGGCACAATCACCTGTTTTAAATGCCGAAGTGATTCAAACCAATAAATTATCGAATCGTTTAACGGATTCTTTGGAAGCGGTATTCAATGAGATTGCAAATGGTGCTGCCAGCGATGAAATCTATAAAAAAGCCGATGCCATGGTGAAAGCTTCAAATGCGATCATCAACGTTCAAATGGCGAATTATAAATATTTAACTTTAAAGTGATGCCGGTATTTAATTTAAAAAAATGTCCGGTGCCTTTTGGGATGGTTCCAAATTCATTATTGAATGATAAGGAAATTTCATTGAAGGCAAAAGGATTATTTTCTTATATGCAATCAAAACCGGAGAGTTGGAAGTTTTCTGTTGAAAAGATTTCCTTCCAATGTAAAGAAGCTAAATCGAGTATTTCTGAAGGCTTAAAAGAACTAGAATCGTTTGGTTATTTGTTACGAAAAAAACATCAAACTGGTAATGGATTCACAGTTGAATATCATTTGTATTTCGAGCCAATAGCTGATTTCCAATCATTGGAAATCCAATCATTGGAAAATCCAACATCGGAAAACCCAATCATTGGTGAATCGGTAAATAATAGTAATAAAGATTCTAGCAAAAAAGATAGTAGTAAAAAAGAGGGAGGAACCGCACTCGCTTTTTTCGAAATAAATTATCCTTCAGAATTTGAACGGTTAATGATGCAGTATAAATCAAAAATTAATGATTTTAGTGATTTCGCTGCAATGTTTGAAGCAACCGTTTTAAAAGAAGGCTTGGCATTTAAACACAATACGCTGGAAGGTCGATTTGTGACTTATGCCCGAAATTGGATCAAGAATCAATTAAAGTATGATGTTCCAGTAATTGAGTTAAATGCTGTCAAACAAAAAATAGGAGGATTTTAATTATGGAAAACACTATTCAAAATAATCAAATACTATTACCACAATCTGTAGATATAGAAGAAGCTGTAATTGGTGCAATATTAATTGATGCAACCGGATTAGAAGAAGCTATGGCGATCATCACAACAGATGAAGTATTTTATAAAGAAACGAATCGCCATATTTTTATTGCCATAAAAAACTTGTTCAATTCTGGAATCGCTATCGATTTATTGACTGTATCACAAGAACTTCGAAAATTAAATACTTTGAATGTTGCTGGTGGTGATTTTAATTTGATGCAATTAACTCAAAGAATTGCATCATCTGCACACATCGAACACCACTGCCATATTTTATTGCAAAAGTTTATGGCGCGAAAAACGATACAATTTTCAAATCAAATTATTGCTTTGGCTTATAACGATGCAACCGATATTTTTGAATTGATGAGTCGTTGGCAAAAAGAATTCGATAAAGTAATGGATTTCACGAATGCTGGTCGGTCCACAATGAGTTTTCCGGCAGCTTTGCAAAACTTAAAAAAAGAAGTTGAATTGTTATCTACGAACAAAGATGAAGTTCAATTGGTGGGTGTTGATACTGGCTTCAGACGATTAAACAAATATACCGGTGGATATAGGAATCAAGATTTGGTTATTGTGGCAGCACGTCCTGGAATGGGTAAAACTTCTTATGTATTGAAATGCGCGATCGAGAATTGCAAAAAAGGTGATGGTGTTGGTTTTATTTCTTTGGAAATGTCTATTGAACAATTAACCGCACGCGCTGTTGCAATTGATACAAACTTTCATTTAAAGCAATTATTAAAAACCGGATTCGAACATGTTGAATATTTCAACACCTTCAGCACTCACCAGGAACGAATGAATGAATATCCTTTTTACATCGAAGATGGTGGTAAAACTGATATCAATGATATTGTGATAACTGCAAAGCTTTGGAAGCGAAAGCATAATATAAAAGTTTTGATGATTGATTATGTTCAGCTAATGACTGATAGATCAATAAAAGGGAACCGTGAAAGCGAAATATCATCTATTTCAAGACGATTAAAACGATTGGCAAAAGAACTGAATATTCCGGTAATTGCTTTGTCGCAATTGTCGCGTGCTGTTGAAACACGAGGTGGAAACAAGCGGCCGGCACTATCTGATTTGCGTGATTCGGGCGCGATTGAACAAGATGCCGACATCGTGCAATTTATATTCCGGCCCGAATATTATAAGCTTGAAATGGATAGAGATGATTATAGTCCTGATTTATTGCAGTTAGTTGATAAGGGTGCAAATACTGAAATTATATTCGCTAAATATCGTGGTGGATCAACGAACACAACGTTGTTGCAATGGATCGGTGATAAAACAAAATTCCGTGATGTTGATGATGATCGTGATGTGGTACAATATATTGATCGTGAGCCAATGCAAATACCGATGATTGAAGCTGCTGAAGCTTTCGATATTAATGTTGATGATAATGGAATAGCTTTTTAATTATGGCAAAGAAACCTGATAAAGTAGTTCGTTCCTGGGTGCCACAAAGAGTATCATTTGAACGTGAGAAGGACAACAGCGCTTTCTATAATTCTTGGCCCTGGCGAAAGTTGCGCAAAGCTTTCAGGATTAAGAATCCTTTGTGCGTTTACTGCGAAGCAAATGATATTGTCACACCTGGTAAAGTAGTAGATCATATCATCCCTATCAACAAAGGTGGCGGTCCATTAGATATCAATAATTTGCAAAGTTTATGCGAAAAATGTCACAACAGTAAATCCTCGCGCGAATCAAGGGGTATGGGGTAAAATCACGAGAAGTTGAACGCCACCGACATCGCTGTTCAGTCAAGATTTTACTTTTGGATTTAAAAAATGAGGGGGGCTTAAATTTTTAATATTAAGATTATGGAAAAAATGAATGTAGTTTCAATTAATAAAGGCAAGGACACGTTAATAAAGTCTCCAAAGCCGCCAGTTTACTTAACTGATGAAGCAAAAAAATATTATGTATCAATGGGAAATCTTTTGGCGAAGCTGGACCGTTTAAAGGAAATCTATTTACCAGGTTTAGAAATCTATAGTGAAGCTGCTGCGCAATATGAATTTTCTATTAGATCAATTAAAATCAAAAATAAAAGAAGCTTTGGCGAAGGTTATATCCAAACGTACAAAACCGGTGCGCAAAATATTTCTGTTGAATTGACTTTAAAAAATAATGCTGAAGATACTTTGATGAAGTGCTTCAAACTTTTTGGCCTTGATCCAAAATCTGAAAAAGACCTAAAAGAAACCAGTGATCCAAATCAAACTTCTTTGTTTGCTGAATTAATGAATTCAAAATCAAATATAAACTAATAAAAACAAAAAAAATGGATTATAAAAAGTACATAGAATTAGGATTTACAAGAACGGATATGAATGATGCTGTGGAATTTAATCAAACAGGATTTGGAGGTTTTACACTTGTAAAAGAATTGAAAAATAATCAATCTATTGAAATAAGTTCAGGAAGATTGACTCATCCACATTTATACATAAAAAAGAAAGGAAAAGATACTTATCATATAATAAGCATATCAACAGAAATTGCTGTCGATATATGCCATCACGATTTGAAATCTTAGTGTTATTTATAAACCAATAAATCAATTAAAATGATAATATATCCACACGATTGTAAAGACAGAATAGTTTTAGAATTGGAAGAAAATGAATTTACTCTTCTTGCTTATTTAATAGAAAAAAGCAGTCAGAAAACAAGAAACGAGAATATAATTAAAGAACCTCTTGACGTGAAAATCAATGAGCTTTTTATGAAGTTTATATTTGAAGAAATGAGCTCATGAACCAAACCTTATTTTCAACAAAATCCGTGGCCGCCAGCCTTGGTTATAATTATTTAAAAGTACTGAATCGCGCTGAACTTTTGTCGCTTAAACCGGTCAAGCAAAACACCACTTTTTATTGGACCGAAGAACAAATCCAAAAAATTAAAGTTTTTTCAACCAGGAAAACGCGCAAAGATACAACCAACCATTTCCAACCGGAAAATATCAAGATCATTGAAATGTTTTTATCGCAAAAAAATAATTCAGGACCTGAAATACAAAAAACAGTTCCAATGACGATATCATACATCAACAAAATTATCGATTTGTATTTAGTAAACAAATGCGTAATTGTAGAATCAAAAATGAATCTATAGTCAAAAATTGCACAATGAGGAAAACCGTAAAGAAGTCAAAAAACAAAGTTGTAACATTGGAAAATTATTCAATCAAATCTTTAAACTCAATTCCTAATGCAGTACAAATTTTATATAAAGTTCCTATGGTGGTATTGATCTCGCCGCGCTCAATCCGGCCTATTTGGCTTTTGGGTATTTCGGCGTCATAAGACAGAGTAACCTGAGAAATTTTTTTCGACAATCGGTGCGCTCGTAATTTTTCGCCTACTGATTTTATAAAACGTTTTTGATTATTATCTGTCATCCGATAAAAATGTAGTAAAATTTTAACATAATATAACTCATATATGAGTTATTTTCTTACTTTTAGCACAAATTAACACATGAAACCTACACTACAGCAGCTTGATTCCGTTCCTTTTACCTATGCAAGCGATGTTTTGTCCGGTAAAATTGTAACCGGCAAATGGATCCAACTAGCCGCGCAGCGTTTCTTCAACTGGATTGAAACTGCCGAAGCTGATGGTTACATATTGGACCATCGACAGGGAATGTTCGCCATCGATTTTTTTCCAAAATTTTTAACGCATACCAAAGGGCCTTTGGCAAAATTAAAACTGCCGTTCGTCTTATCACCATATCAACAATTTACGATTTACAATATTTTCGCCTGGATCAACCAGGAAACAAAACTGCGCCGAATCAATTTCATTTATGAAGCTGTGGCGCGAAAAAACGGAAAAACCACTCAGCTTTCAGGTTTAGGTTTGTACTGCCAGGCATTAGATGGCGAAGAAGGTCCCGAAATTTATGTAGGCGCAACCAAAGAAGCGCAAGCCAAAACCCTTTGGGAACAAGCCTTTGCTTTTGTCGATAAATCTTTGCTGTTGCGCACGCTCGGTTTCCGGAACACCCAGCGCGAAATTCGCTTTACTCACACATCCGGCGTTTTCCGCTTTTTGGGTGGTGATAGTAAGACCTTAGATGGTCTAAATCCTTCGGTGGCTTTGATCGATGAATATCATGCGCACAAAGACGATTCCGTTCGCGAAGTCCTCGAATCAGCGATGGGTGCGCGCGACAATCCTTTGGTGTACATCATCACTACTGCTGGTTTTAACCTAAAAAGTGCGTGCAAGCTTGCCGAAGATTCTTATAAAGACATCCTTTTGGGTCTCAATAAAGATGATCACACCCTGATAATGATCCATCAAATGGACGAAAATGACGATTGGGAAGACGAATCGAACTGGATAAAAGCCAATCCAAACATGGAATACAACACCACCTTGATGGATTTTATGCGCCGTGAATACATAAAAGCGACAAACCAGCCATCCAAAATCCCAAATTTTAAAACCAAGTCGCTCAACATGTGGGTTGATGGTGCCAATGTGTGGATTCCTTCTGAAATTTGGAAAGCAAACGACATCAATTTTGGCAACAAGCCAAGCATAACTAAAAAACAAGTCGACATCGCCAAGTTTCAAACCTTTGGTTCTTATGCGGCCCTGGATTTATCGACCACTACAGACATCACCGCTTTTGTAGTTTTATCGGAACCGGACGAAAAAGGAAATCGATTCCTCAAACCATTTCTATTTTGCCCCGAAGAAACTATCGCAAAAAGGTCAAAAGAAGATGGTGTTCCATACCGATATTGGGTAGATCACGGCTTTATGATTGCCACACCAGGCAACCGGGTCGATTATGATGTCATCGAAGATATTGTAATCGCAAATTACAAACTCTACAACATCAATCGGGTAGAAGTCGACCGCTGGAATTCCGAATCCATATCGAATCATTTGCTGGATGCCGGCTTAGAAGTTTCTGAGTTCAGCCAAACCATCACGAACTATTCGCACCCAACAAAAACCTTTGAAAAATTGTGCTACGATGGCAAAATCCAGCACGATGGCAATCCGGTCATGGAATGGATGCTTTCGGGCTGCATCACCCACGAAGATCACAACGAAAATATCCGAATTTCAAAAGGAAAATCACACGCCAATGGCAAACGCATCGATGGAATAATCGCCGCAATTATGGCTTTGGGTGGATCGCTATCTCCAAAAGAAGAACAGTCAAAGTATTCAAAACCTATGAATACTGAAGAATTTTATATTTAATAAGCAATCAAATAAACCCAATGTAAAACATTTTAGTCCCAAAAAAAATCTACACTAATGAACCAACAACCTACAACAGCACAAAAAAAAGATCTAGATCAATTATTAAAGGAAAACAAAATAATGCGGCAGCTTGCCTGTACAAAAGGTTTTTTCGATTATTATTTTACTGAATGCAAAAACCACAGCACAAACACCGCTGCATTCAATGACGTCAATGATTTGTATTTCGAACTCTTTGGCGAATACCGCTATACCGATTACAACACCTTCAAAAACGCACTTTCTAATCGCCGAAAAAGAAACCTGATATGAAAATCATCCTCATAATACTATCCACATTCCTGTTGGCACTGCTCACCTCTGCTTTATTGGATATTAATTTCATAGCGCAAAACCCGGTCCGCTACGGCTTAATCGTTTTATTGATCCTGGTCCAACTCACCACTGGCTTTTTTTACATCAAATCCGAAGTACAACAATTAAATAAAGGAAAATTATGAATAGGTGCTGATGTGCTATTAATAGACGAAGCTTAATATCCTATTCATTTATTAAAAAGTCGGTATTTAACGATAAGAACAGTGAAGTTCCTTAAAAACACTAATTATCGGCTTTTTTTACATCAAATCCGAAGTCAAACTTTTAAAAAATCAAAAATGACACCAAAAGAAAAAGCAAAAGAACTATTTAATGCATTTTTATTAAAAGTAGGCACAAATTGTGAACACGATAGTTATTGTGATAATGAAAAATGTAATTATAATAACAAAACTATTTGCTGTGTTGATTTATCTACATCAAAACAATGCGCATACATAGCAATTAATCTAATACTATTAGAACATTTTTACGATGATTCAGAATACGGCACAAGAAGGTATAATTATTTTCTAGAAGTAAAACAAGAAATCAAAAAAATTTAAAATAAATCGAAAATAAAAATCCGTGAATCTGTGGCCATAAAAAATCAAAAATAAATCTGCGAATCTGCGGTAAAAAAAACACCATGTCAAAACTAAAAGCCGATAACCTCGCAAAAGCCATTCGTCAACTACCCAAACCCAAAACATATCTAGCTGAAACCATCACGGTTTTAATCGAAAAATACAAATACGTTTTTCATAAAAACGACAATCAATGGTATTTTATACCCTAAAACAAAATCCTGATTTATTCAGGATTTTTTATTTCAAATAGTGTAAACTTCAAACCATTCACGCAAAACGATAGCACTAATTTTACGTCATAAATTAATTTTATGTCGTTAAATCAGGCTTTTGCTTCCATGTTTACCGCGCGATCTATAGCTGACGATGGCTTGCAATCTTCTTTTGATGTAAGCGGTTTTCCGTTTTATTTTAGTGGTGCCGGCAAAGCTACCCTGGCAAACGAACGCACCTCGCTTTCGCTTTCGGCATTTTACAATGGTGTCAATCAGCTTTCAAATGATATCGCCAAACTGCCCAAAGCAGTACTGAAAAAAGAAGGTGAGCAAATCCTAAAATTTACAGATCATCCGGTTAATTACTTGATTTCTCAAAAACCAAACGATTTGATGAATGCCTTCGATTTTTGGAAAATTATCGAATATTCAAAAATTGTCAAAGGCAATGCTTTCGCCGAAATCATCCGAAACAAAACATCCGGTAAAATCGAAAGTCTTATATTTCGCTATGCCAGCGATGTT